GTAAGTGAGTACCTCGCTGCTTCCCCTGATGATACTGAAGCGTTAGGTAGAGCCAAGAACGCTATTGAGGGTCTTATATTGGGAGGAGTTATAGGGACTGTAGGAGCTGTTACTGCTCCTGTGTTTAGAACTTTTATTGCAGGATTAGACGCAATTAAAACAAGGAACACTGAGTTAGAAAAAGGAGCTACTAGAGAAGACGCTACAATTACAGCGTTAATGCAACACCAAGATGCTACGAAAGACATAAGGTTAGATGAAGAGTTTGCTTTTGAGAGAAGAAAAGATGCAGAGGAATTTGATGAAATATTTAGGGCAGCAGGAGGAGACCCTGAAGAAATACCACAGATTGATTTAAGAACGATTAACTGGGATTCTTTAGAAGTTGAGGAACTGTTAGAAAGTACTCCGGCAATGGCTAGAGAAGAAGCCGAAGCTATACAAGCCGGAGGTGTATTATTTTTTCAAGACGAAACAGCTAAAACTATTGTTAAGCATTACCAGATGCCGAATGGTAGCAGAAAGACAATTTTATTAGACATAAACGATCCGTCTCGTGTTTACGACGCTACAAACTATGTAGAAAGATTAACAGAAGAAAGTGCTAGAGGTGCTCCCGGTGGTAAAACAGCTGACTTAGATAAAGAATTTGGTGGTATAAACGAGTCGATGAAGCAAGACTTCTACCAAAAAACTTTAGTAGAGGAAGTAGGTAAGCGAATGGATTCTGACGCACCTATGACTGTTAGGCAAGCGTTAGAAGATATACAAGGACGTACAGGAGGTTTACTTAATAAATACGCTCCTATTGTTAAGAAGCTGTTAGCGTTAGGAGAAGATACTGGTATTGATGCAAAGTTGGAAATAAGATCAAAAGCTAAAGACTTACCAGCAGAAACTACAGGAATAAGAGGATCGTTTTACGACAGCCAGAACAGGCGTGTTGTTATAGACACAGAGGCTAGTAGAGTTAAAAATAACCCTGTATACAATATACTACACGAAGCTACGCACGCTGTAACAGTAGACAACGCTGTTAAACATTACGACAGAGATGCTTTTAAAGCCGTTGATGTAGATAATATAAAAGGTAGAGCTGCTATTGTTGACGCTGCTTTAAACCAAAAAGACGTACCGAAACCTGTAGCAGAGATGTTGCGTATGTTTAAGAAGGCTGATGCTATGCGGGACGAGATAGCAGCTAAAGGTAAACTTGTTGGTACAGATGGTAAGCCTGACTTGTACTGGATAAAGAACCCAGCTGAGTTCATGTCTTTTGCTTTTACTGATCCACAATTACAACAAGCATTAAAGGGTATTCAATATACTCCGAAGATGACAATGTGGCAGAAACTTCTTAATACAGTTAAGAGCTTATTTGGTAGAGGTGTTAGCACCGACTTAATGGATAACATTGTTAGTCGCGTAGGTGAAATAGCAGAGATGAAACTACCTACTCAAAAAGGTAGGGGTGTTGATATGATGCCTGAAGCGTTGCACGCGACTCCTCATATCTTTAAACCTAAACCTGATTCTCCTTATGGTGCTTTTCAGAAATCTAAAATAGGAACAGGTGAAGGTGCTCAATCTTTTGGACACGGGTTTTATGTAACTGAGTCAGAAGGAATAGCTAAACATTATTATAGACAGCTCCTATTTGATCATATAAGTAGGGATTTAGATGAGGTTACAGATGAGTTAGGAACTTTCTTTGACCCAATAAACTACCTAGAAGGTGAAGACTTTGCAGAAGTGTTTGATGCACTTGACGAGGTAATAGAAACCGGAACTAGCGGTAGTGCTAAAAACTCTGCCTTTAGACTTAGTGAACAAAAAAGAGAGTTTTTAAAGTTTGTAAGAGAAGACGACTATTTGGGATTTGATAATCCTATAGAAGGTATATGGCAAGCTATAGTAGATTCTGAGGGTTCCGGCCCCGGTCGATTAGGCTTATCCCCTGCCACTAGAAAAGCTGCTAAAAACTTAGGTCGTATATATAAAATAGATGTAGCACCTAGCGAGGATAAGTTTCTGTCTTGGGACAAACCAATAAGTGATTTACCGAAGGAACTACAGAAAAAATTAAGAAGTGTAGTAGAAACCGTTCAAGAGTATGATCCAGAACTTTTAAGCCGAGCCGTTAAAGTCCCTGGGTTTTACCAGAAAAATCCTTCCCAGTTGTCGGAGTTTCTTATGGGAGTTACGGGTCAAGAATTGTATAAAGCTTTAGCTCGTTCCGAAGTAATAAGAAGTCCAGAAGCTGCTTCCGACCTTCTCTCCGAAATGGGTGTACCGGGAATCCGATACTTAGCAGGAGGAAAGCCGAGGAAGACAGGAGAAGGAGCACACAATTATGTAGTGTTTAACGCGAAAGATTTAAAAGTTAAAGGTACCGTTGAGTTCCTCCCTGAAGGAGTTGAGAGAGGTGTTCCTGTTGATGACAAACTTATAGATAACATCGTTAAAGAAATAGACTTCTCTACATTTAAAGTAGGAGGAGCCCAATCTGTTTCGGGTGTGTTGAAATCTTTAGGTAAGTTAAAACTTCCTGATGGAATGTTAATGAGTGATCTTATTAATATACAGGAAAAGCTGTCAGACCGTATATTAAAAGAAGCACAGAAGCAGCCTAAGTTGGCACAAGCTTTATTAGATGAAGGTGTTGTTAATGAAATGGCAGATGCTGTTGGTGCTGATGGTAAATTCTTTGAAGGTATTATAGCAGCAACTAAAAAAGACCCGACACAGTTAATGAGGATAGCTTCTCGCATGAAGACCTTGGAGCATATGCTTACATCTAACGGGGCTCAAATTATAGACATTGCTAAGAAATACAAAGAAGGTAGAAAGACGCTTGGCGAAGAGGAACTAGAAATATTAGAAGCTCAACTTAAAGGTGCTTTAGAGCAACAACTTGTTATACAGTCTAACCACTCAAGTATCGCTAGTGGCTTCGGTAAAGGTTTGAAGTCTAGGCAGATGAACGTGAAGATGAGTTTAAGCCCGAACGAGTTATCCGACGCTAAACTTAGGCAAGAGTATTTACAGCGACGAGGAGGGATGACAACCGATCAGATGGTAGAAAGCATACTACTTGCAAGTGACGGTAAGGGTGATTCTATGTGGAATGCTATTATCTCCATGAACAAATTAATTCGTGGTAGTGAAGGGGGCAAGATGATGAATATGATAGAAGAGTATTATAAAAACTCTATTATGTCTGCTCCTAGCTCTCTCACTCTTAATTTTATGGGGCCGGGTATTGCTGCTAGTATTAAAAACTTTGAGCGTTATGTAGGTGGTTGGCTAGGTCAACCGCCAGAAGTACGACAAGCTGTAGTAAACTCTTGGGCTCAAGCTACTAAGATACAAGACCTTTGGAAGTTTATGCTGAAAGCTTGGAAGAGCGGTGACCAGTATATAGGGGAGTCGGGGTCTGCTTTTGTTGAACAAACAGCTAAAGGTACATTAGGTTCAATAACAGGTAAAAATATAGAAGCCTCCATTAACAGAGCAAGAGAGTTTACAGGTAGAGGGACAACTGAGTTAAGTGATGCTACTAAAGGTTTTATTGATTACTTTGGTAACTTAATACGAGTCCCAAATAGATTTAATGCATCGGCTGATCAAATGTATAAATTTATGGAATACCGTATGAGAGCACACGCAAACTTGTGGATTAAAGCTACTGACATGGGATTAAAAGACCCTAAAGATATAGCTGAATATATAGACAAAAGTTTAAATGTATTACTTACACGCTCAAATCGTACATTTTCAAAAGCTAATCTAATCAGGGAAGCAGAGGCTCAGTTTAAAAACTTGCCACCTGTGGAGCGTGAAAAAGCTGTACATGATTATGTTAGGAACGCAGAAACGGAAGCGGTTGGGAAAGCTAGAGAGCTTGGATTAGTAGGACAAGAAGGTGAAGAGTTTCAAGCACTGCAACATTTAGCTCGTGATTGGGTTGACCCTAACATTAGTTCAGCGGATGATTTAACTTTCTCAAAACAATTAGGGCCTAAGATGCAAAAGGTTCAAGATTTTGTTAGCGGTATTCCTTTCGGTTTTGTAGTAGCTCCGTTTATTCGTACTCCTACAAACATCTTAAAGTTTTCTTTTGCTAGAACCTTAGCACCAGCAGCAGCTTTAAAAGATGCTACTATGCTCGCTATATCTCCTTCATACCGTCAACGTATAGAAGCACTAAGCAATGGGCAACCCGGTTTAGAAAACCTTAGAAATAGTTTATTAGAACAGATGAAAGCTGTTAACCCTGACGGTTCTCCTGATCTTATAGCTAGAGCAGAAGCACGGGGTAAATTGGCTACAGGAACACTTTTAAATACAGTTCTAGCTTCTGTTGTCTATTTTCAGGGAGACCGTGTAACAGGAGGAGGCCCTAAAGATTTTAAACAACGACAAGCTTGGTCAGCTGCTGGTAATATGCCTTACAGTGTAAAAATACCCTACACAAATAAGTGGGTAAGTTACCAAAGGCTTGACCCTATTGCTACTATGATTGGTGTCTATGCTGATTTTAAAGATTTAATGGAAGACGGTAAAATGCACAGCGTAGATGCTAGTGATTTTGAAAAATTCGCAGCTGCTTCTACTTTAGTCCTTACTCGAAACGCTACTAATAAGTCGTACTTAACAGGTATTGATAAGTTTTTCAGTATGATTTTTGACCCAGACTCCACTCGTGGATTTGAGATTGGAGGGGCTATGTTAGGTGGTTTTGTGCCTAATATTTTAAGCAAGGGTCAATCCATAACAGGCGACCAAGAATTAAAAGAAATTAGAGGTTTTGCTGATGCTATACTTAAAAGATTCCCCGGTACTAATTTAGACTTAAAACGTAATCCATTAGGTGAACCTGTTGTACAAGAATACTTTGAGGGTGTAGCGGGTATATTAAACCCTGCTAATCCTATGATTTGGGGAAGTGCTAAAGACGACCCTGTGTTGTTAGAGTTAGCTAATGTAGGTCACGGTTTTTCTGCTCCAAGTACTAAGCTTGAAGGTGTTCTTGATTTAACAGATTTCCAAGGTTCTAACAAAAGAAGTGCTTATGACCGCTGGTTAGAGTTACAAGGTGAGGTTAAAATAAACAACAAAACACTAAGACAAACTTTACTTAAACTAATAAAATCAAAAGGATACCAATCGTTAAGCGATGAAACCTATAGCGGTCTACCTAGCCCTCGTGTTGAGTATATTAGCAAAGTGTTAAGTAGGTTTAGAAGTAGAGCTAAAATGCAAATGCTAGACGAGTTTCCTGAAATTAAAGAGCAACTACGAAGAGTTAAAACTGCTAAAAAGGGTTTAAAAGGCGGTATGCAAGGTGAAGATGTACTTGCCCTTCTTGCTCAATAGACAATAATATAACATCATGGCCATTACTTTTCAAGACTACCCAGCGGACGCATTACAGACAGAGTTTCTGTTTAACTTTCCTTATTTAGAAGATGAGCACGTTAAAGTGTTTGTGAACGGAGTGGAAAAGACTCTGACCACTGATTACACTATTCAAGCATCTCCTACTAAAAAAGTAATACTTACCACACCTGCGACAGGTGGAGAGGTAGTAAGAGTAAGACGCATATCAGCTCCTGCTGTTGACCTTGTAGATTTTGTAAATGGTTCTGTATTAACGGAATCCGAACTTGATCGTGCTTATTTACACAACCGTTATCTTGCTGAAGAGAGTTCTGAACAGAACGATGTATCTATGCGTTTAACTGCTGGAGCGAGTGGTTGGGACGGACTAAACAAAAAAATACTAAACATTGTTGATCCAGTGGCAGAGCAAGATGTTGCTACCAAGAACTATGTAGATGGTGTTGTCGGCAATGTTGCTTTAGGTGTAGTACCTGATGATTCAATAACATACGCAAAGATACAAGATGCAGTCGGTAATAATGTATTGTTAGGTAACGACAACGGTGCAGGAGAAGAAATACAAGAGCTTAACGCTACTGAAGTCAGGGCTATGTTAAACATACTACAAGCTGACTGGAACGAGGCCGACACTAATAGTGATGCTTTCATTCAAAATAAACCTACGCTTACATTTGTACCGAGTGGAGCTGTATCGGCTTTTGCTGGCAGTGCTGCTCCTACTGGTTACTTGTTGTGTGACGGGGCTGAGTACAGTGAAACTACATACGCTGCTCTGTTTGCTGTTATAGGTTCAACTTACAATACAGGCGGAGAAACAGCTAACCACTTTAGGGTTCCTGACTTGAGAGGTCGTGTTATTGGTGGTATGGGTGGAAGCTTGTTAAGCGGTACAGACGCTGTCGCTGATACAGGAGGTGCATCTACACACACGCTTACTGAAGCTGAAATGCCCGAACATAAACATTTTGCTTTTAAAGCAGCGAGCAGTACATCGAATGTTACATCAACTACTACTCCTGCATCAGACGCACCAACAGGAACACTTGCAGATTACAACATTAAAGGTGTTAGTGGTGATGCAGATGTAGGATTAACTAGTCCTTCTGGAAGTGGTACTGCACACAACAATGTTCAGCCTACAATGATCCTTAACTACATTATTAAGAGTTAATAACACAACGATGACTGAATCAGTATCCCATTTCTTAGACACTGCCTTAGCTGTTATCCTTGGTGTTATCGGTTGGATGATAAAGAAGCTGTCTGATCGCTTAGAGAACGACGAGAAACGACTTACAAAGATAGAGGTTGAACTAGCTGCTCAGAACGAACGAGACATAGCTGTAGAGAACCGTATGAGCGGAG